GTCGCGAGCGCCATCTGATCCAGTGTTGAGATCAACCCCAGTGCCGTGAGGTCAGGAATCAAGCGCTCCCATTCGGCGACGGCATCATCGCTGAGCACATCAGGCATCGGCGGCGCCGCCACCGGAACAGCCGGCGACTTGATTTCCTCGATCAGCTCATCGAAATTTTTCTTGCTGCGGTTGCCCTGCAGGATGTGCAACGATGCTGGCTTCGCAGGACGCCCTGAATTTCCATTTCCTGCCATGTTCCCTCCTAAATTCGATACCCCCCCTCCCCATTTTTCCCGCATTTTGCGGAAAGAGGGCGAGTGGCGGTCTAGTGCCGGGCGGGTAAAAAGTTTTTCACCCCCCTCCCCCCAGCCGAGGCCTGACCGACTCGGTCACGCCCCTGGCCACCCAGCGGCCCACCCGATCCAGGTCGGGCTCACAGCCGGTGAGCATCGCCATGGCCTCGACGCCCAGCAGGTACCAGCGCACCCACCAAGCGACGCGAACTGTCACGATCACGCTGATTGTTTTCATCGCCGATTCCAGTGGTGGTTAGGGTCAAGCGGCCTGCCATCAGATGCGCATCCGACCATTCGCCCAGACTTCTCCAAGCGCTGCTTGGTCGAGTCGTGACAGAGCTTGCACAGCGACTGCCAATTGTCCTGGCTCCAGAAGAGTTTCCATGCCGTCTTGATCCGCGCCGGCTCACCGCTCGCCTTGGCATCTTTCAGCCTGGGCGCGATCTTGTGGTCAACGACAGTTGCCGCTACCGGGCGGTCATCGCGGGAACACATGGAGCAAAGCGGATGATCTCGCAGGAACTGGTCGCGGGACTTCTGCCAGCGGTAGCCATAACCCCGGGCAGCGCTGCTGCCTCGGTCATCAGCTCTCATTGCGTCCAACTTCTGGCTTCACATCGCAGACACCCAGCCGCTTGGCCACCCAGCGCTTGTACAAGCCGATGGCAACATCCGCACCGGCTGTGGCCGTGAGGCAGCCGATGGCACTGGCCGACCACATCGACATGCCAGCCGAGTACAGCAACATGATGGTCGACAGCCCGCACACTACGCAGGCACCGGAGCGCAGCAGCACCTGGCGGAAAATGAACCAGCCGCTAACGCCGGCCATGTCAGCCCGCCACATCTCGCCTGACACCCCGCCGACCAGGGACAGGAAGATCACCAACCAGATTGGCATCTCAACTAACGCTTGCTGTTCGCTGTTCATCGAATCCCCCAAATGCAAAAACCCCGGCGCCAGGGCCGGGGTTTTCAGTGTTTGGCGGGCCGCTTTGTGCGCCCGCACGTCTCGAAGATGGGTACATTTTGCAGGTCGAGTTTCCTGGCAGCAAGCTAGTTTTAATGCCACCCGGCAATAAGGGGTAAACGCAGGGGTAATGTCTGGCGAATGTCGGGAGAATATACCAACCCGGCTTAACTTCACTTTGGTGCTGCCCCAAAGGTCCCAAGTGGTACGGTGATGGTGGGACATGCGCAACCCTTGAAATTCAAGGGCTGTCCCACCGTCTAACTATTTAATCCCTTTCCCCGTGTAAAGAGAGATATTTAAAGCACGCTGCGCGCAATGCGCGCGTAATGCGATGCACGCGCCTTACGTGCGCCCGCTCGGGTGGACGGTGGGACGGTGGGACAGCCCGCAAGCTGCGCGGGCTTGGAGTGGCCTTACTCGCAAAAAACACGGCAGGACCACGGCGGGACGGTAGGACCAAAAGTGGCGGATCATGCAGCCTTCTTCCCTTTCAATAGTCCTTCAATGGCCACATGGGCCTGATGCAGGCGCTCATAGTACGTCTTTCTACTGCACCTGCAATAAGCCATTTTCTGCTCGAGCAGGCTGTCTTGATTGCAGTAATGCTCTTTGACAATGACGTACAGCTGGGGCTCCAGGTGTTTGTTCACAATGATCTCGATATCCGCAGACTCATCAAGCAGTACCCGACTTCCCCTAGTGCCTCGGATCAGATCACCACGGCAGTCCATTAGGAGCCCGAGCATGCTACCACCACCCGAACCAGCACCGTGAACATCAGGCATGTGAAGTTCCTGCGCCCACAGTTTCAGCATCTCATCAATGCGCTTGATCAAAAGCACTCCTCCTTCGGCTGCGTGGACTGCTCCAAGACGCTGCGGCCCCAGCCCTCGGGCTTCTGATAAGCCCAAGGCCGCTTGCCGCTCTTCGGCAGCGCCGCCAACCGCCGACGCCGCCAACCCAGGCGGTGCATGATCGACCCCACGCGCATCTGTTCGGGCTTGCCCCAGTGGCCAGGGTCCAGGTTCAGCGCCTGCCCCAGCACTTCGCTGCCGGTAACCGTTTCACCGGCCTGCGACTCCTCAAGCCATTTGAGGATCGGCCCCTCCCATTCATCCACTACGAAGCGCTCTTCCTGCTCCGCAGTGAACAGTTCCTCCTCCTCACGGGTCACCCACCAGATATCGCCGGCCTGGTAGCAGAACATGGCCTCGGCCCACAGTTGATCGCGGACACGGCGCAATGCCTCTAGGTCAACCTTGACGCAGGCAACCGGCCAATAGCGCCGGTTCCCAGTGGCGTCCTTGAGGTATTCATCTTGGTTGGTGGTCCCCGCGAAAACACACTGGCGTGGCACGTCGCTCGTTCTTCGTCCATAGCTTTCGCGGTAGGTGTCGATGGATGCCGAGAAGAACTGCTTGGCCTTGGTGCTCTCTGCCTTGTTGAAGCTGTCCAATTCACCCAGCTCGACGATCCACTTGCCTCGGATGGCCTGGAACGCGTCCTTGTCCCCGAGGGTGAACGGTGTATCCATGAACCAGTCGCCGCCCAGGACGCCCAAGGCCGAGGACTTACCCGCGCCTTGCGCACCTTCGAGGATCAGCACCGCGTCCGCTTTACAGCCGGGCTTCATAACCCGCGCCACCGCCGATATCATCCAGCGCTTGCCCACCTTGGAGCTGTATTCATTCCGAGGAACACCGAAGATCTCATGCAGCCAGCGCTCCAGGCGCGGCACACGATCCCATTCGAGCTTGGCCAAGTAGGTGCATACCGGATGGAAGGCGTTGTCGTGCGCGACGACACTGACCGCTTCGACCACATGAGAGGCCTTCACGCGCAGGCCCTGCTGAGCCAACCACTTCATCACGCGCATGTCGTCGATGTCGCTCCACTCCCCCGGCACACCGCCATAAGGCGCTGCACGAAGGCGCATGATCTTGGAGCTGAAGGCGTTGTAACCGATCACCCCGCTCCAGCGCTCATCATTGGCCAGGATCAGCTCGACGTTCTGCATATGGGCGATCAGGGCACCACTCTCGGTCCTGGCTAGCATGTCCTTCCAGCCACCGGTAGCCGGTGGCTTGATCACTGCCGTGACTTGCCGGCGAACGGCCTCAAGGCCTTCAGCGCAATGCAGGTCGTTGAAGTCGGTCCACTTAACCTCACGCTCAGCCGAGAAGATCGGGCCGACCACCTGGCCACCCACAACCACCGCAGCATTGTTGGCCTTTTCCTCACCAGGGTTCCAGGGTTCGCCCGTCGGCCGCTTGGTCTTCCAGTCGTCATCGCGGCAGATGATGATGGACCGACCAGGGAAGCGTTCACGCATATGCTTGGCGACCGCCATCAGGTTGCCCGCATCGAAGGCAATGGCCACCGCCTGGGAGGTCGCCATGTGCAGGCTAGCGCCGGTGGCGTAGCCCTCACACACCAGCACAGGCTCACCGGGCTCAGGATGGCCACCAATCATGTGGAAAGCACCATCCTTGGCCATGCCATGCGGCCAGTAGGACTTGTCCCGCCCCGTATCCTCTTGGACAGCCGGGAAAATCACCTGCAGGCCGACAATGGCGTCCTGAGAATTCTGCATCGGAACCAGCACCGCGCCCGACTTCGGCGCATAACGGACGCCGAAACCGACAACCTGCTTTCGATCCAGGTAGGCGCTACGCCCCTTTTCGGGCATACGCTTGAACAGCGCTTCCGCACGCTTGGCCGCACGGCGTGCAGCGTTCGCGGCGATCTCGGCAGCACGCCGTTTGGCGTCAGCCTGCCGGGCGCGCATCACTTCACGCTCGTCCGGGGTCAGCCCTCGGCCGTCGGTCTTCACCTTCTGCGTTTCGCCCAAGCGCCAATCACCAAAGCTGCCGAAGATCAGGGTTTGCCCCTTCTCGGCCAAATGCTCATGCAAGACATACCAACCGTTCTTTTCCTTGCCCTTGTCGTCCTTGGTGCGGCAGCGGGTCAGCTTGCCGAAGATCAAGGGCTGGTCAGGCTGCAGGCCGTAGTCATGCAACTGATCGAGAACCTTATCCAGCATGACGAGCCCCCCTCTTCTCGAAGTATCCCTGGCATTCGATGCAGCGCTGGCAACCTTGCACGGCTAGCCGGCGCGGCTCAGGGATGGAGCCCCCACAACTAACGCAATCTTCCAGTGACTCAGACTCGGGCGCAGGCACGCGTGCCGACAGAGCCAGGTCCAGGTGCCATTGGGCGCGATCATTCGCCAGATCTGCGATATCAGCCACGGTGAGCCCCCCGAGTGGTCTGGTTAACGTACTCGGCACGGCGATACATGCCGAGCAGCCCCTGGATGCCTCGGAACACCTGATTCTGGATCTCAGCCAGTTCCTGATCGTCGACTTTTCCATCACCGATGCTACGGGCCCAGGTTTCGGCCAGATTGGCGACCTGCCGGAAGAAATCGGCAAGGCCCATCGTCAATGTTTCAGGAATGTCATGGGTATATGCGTCAGACAACTCTTGCCAGATGGTGTCGCCAACAAGGGCGTGGATCGAGTCAAGAATGCGTGGGTCTTTGGTCAGCTCCAGGATCTCACTGAATTCTTGGACGTTGACGATATGAGTGGGATGGGTGGGAGACAGCTTGTGCTGGAGGGTAGTGGCATTACGGCCGGTGGTGGCGGCAATGGCGGCAGCACCGCCTGTGTAGTCCCGCACAGCGTGGTACAGCGCGAGTTCGAGCGGGAGCACTTCGCGCTTGGCGCGCTCAATGCAACTCATTGCAATTCGGCTCATGGCGTTGGTCCTTGTCGGTAGCCAGTGCCTGCGGCGTGTTGTGGTGAAACCAGCACCGCATAGCGTTGTAGGTGTGCAATAGCCGGCCCATCAGGGGCAGAAACGGCCTCAGGCCGGGGCGGCGCTCCATTGACCAGCCCCGGCGAAACATCCACCTCCCGTGGTGAAGGAGGTGACACCCAGGCTCCCTGCCTGGGCGTTACGATCAAGGTGAGTGGGCCTATGTGGTATGCCCGACTACCTATCACGCGAACCGGCAGCATCGTGGTGCTACTGCCGGGTTTGGAAGACGATCACTCGCCTTCCCTTCTGGCACATGGCATTACGCCACTAAAGCTGCCAGTGCCAGCGACGAGTGGTGGTGTTACACTCGCCGCGTGGTTCGTAAAGAGCCATTGCCAGAGATGTCTCCCGACTATCACTGGCACCCCGCCGCCGTATCTGTGGTGGAGAAGGCGGCACCCCAGGCACTTGTGCCTGGGCCCCCGAGTTCAAGGTGAATGGCTACGTGGTGTGCAGTCCCATCTTGAACCCGGCCCGGTAGCACTGTGGTGGTACTACCGGGGGAAACTAGGCGGCCTTTAGGTCGCCTTTTTTCTTTGTGTGCGGCCTATGCCGCTCGCGACTCGTCCGGCTCGGGCGGGAAAACATCATCCAGCGCACATTCAGCGCCCAGATCATTCAGGGCTGCAGTGATAGCACGGCACTCACTTAGCCCCGGCATACGAAGCCCAGACTCATAGTTACTCAATCGGGCTTGGGTCCATCCCAACCGAGCAACCAGGTCCCTCTGCTTGATACCAGCGCTTTTTCTTATCTCAGCGATACGATTCATAACGAAGACTCCGGTTGACTCGCCGATGAAGATAACACGGAACGTGGATTATTCAACACGGTTAGTGCAAAAAAAACATTTCAGTACGTGTTAAAAAACAGGGATGAAGACACTCGCACAACGCATCAAGCACTTCCGCAAGGCCAAGGGCCTGAGCCAGCAATCACTGGCGAACGCCTGCGGCTGGGAATCTCAATCCCGTATAGGCAACTATGAGCGGGGCATCCGAGAGCCCAACCTCGCAGACATTGAAAAGATGGCGAGCGCGCTGAGCATCACCTTGGGAGAATTGCTGCCGGACTCCACCTCCGTTGAAGCGCCGCCCAGCGTAAACATTACATTTGCAAGACGGGCCTTGGAGGGCGCGGTGCCGGTAGTAGGCTATGCACAACTAGGGACTGACGGATACTTCGAAGCCCTGGATTTTCCCGTCGGGCACGGAGATGGATACCTCAACATCCATAGCGATGACCCTGACGCCTATGGCTTAAAGGTGACCGGCGATAGCATGCACCCAAGGATCAAGAACGGGGAATACGTACTTGTGGAGCCTAGCAAAAGCTACTACAGCGGCGACGAGGTGTTGGTCAGAACAACGAACGGTAGGACCATGATCAAGGAGTTCATCTACCTCCGAGACGGAATGTACCGGTTCGATAGCGTCAACGCCGACCATGCGCCGATCCATGTCGATGAGGGAGAAATTGAGCACATTCACCTGGTTGGCGGCATCCTCAAATCATCACGATTCATGCACACCCCAAAAAAATAAAACAATCCGTGTTGACAGCAATAAGCACGATACGTGATATTTGCCTCACTCTTCCACCACAGAGTGAGGCAACACCATGCACACCACCGCTTCATTGCACGTCCACCCGGCCGCTGCATCCCTCGACCTGATCTTCACTATTCGACGCCTGGCCAAGCAACACGGCTGCGCGTTCATCACCACCAAACGCCCCGGACCATCCACAGCTTCAAATTGCATGCCCCCTCACGATGGAGGGCACGCAGCATGAGCTTCGCACTCAGCCATAACGCCTTTGCCTGCCTCAAGGCACAGACCAACCTGACCGGGCAGTTCACCCACATCCTCCGTGACGAATCGAATGGCGCGCGCTCCAAGGCAACGCTTCAGACCGAGGTGTATCTCGACCAGGTCACCGTGACGATCCGCATGGGCTCGACGGTAAACAGCCTGACCCTGCCGTCCAACAGCCTCGCGAGTGCGAGAAAGATCGCGGCACACCTCGAGGCTATCGCCAACGGCAAGCTGGATACCGCTGACATGCCTCCGGCCGAGCCCGTGCTCGCTGACGCGGCGTAGGAGGTAATCGTGGAACGAACCCTTGCACAGACCGCCAAGCACTTCGGCATCAGCCGCAATGAACTGATCCACCGGATGCGTGAGCGCGACCTGCTGAACGAGCGCAACCTGCCCCGCTACCCCACCCGCGACCGCGAATATTTGCGGACCAAAGAGGGCAGCTGGTTTCACCCCAAAGCCGGGATGCAGTACAGCGAGTCGACCCGCGTTAAGCAAGCCGGGATTCCCTGGCTGGCAGAACGTCTTGAGCTGCAACTTCCGACACCGCCGGAAGATAAGCGACATGCGGCCTAGGGAGTATGCGAATCAGATCCTGCAACTCAAGACTCGTGCAGAGCGCAACGCTGCGCTCCGGCAGGTCCCCGAAAAGTGGCAGGACTTGGTTCGTAAACACTGCGAAATCACCTGGAACCATCCGTCACGCCACAAGCTCAGGGAGAGCCCGAAGCCTGATGAGCAATACCAACCAAATCGCGCTGCGTCTGCCGCACGCACCTGACGCAACCACTGTGGAACTGCTGTACCGCACCTTTGGCGATGTGCTCATCCCTCTCGACAAAGTGCGCGTGCAGTACTTCCGCAATCTCAATGAAGACACCTTTGCCGAGCAACTGAAGGTCGGCCGGATCTGCTTGCCCATCACCACGCTGGACAACAGCCAGAAAGCCCTGAAGTTCGCCCACATTCGCCATGTTGCAGCCCTGATCGACAGCAGGGCCTACCTGGCCGATGAAAAGCAGTCCAGGCAGCCCGAGCAAGAAAAGCAGTAACACACCCAGCAAGGGCCGCCACCACCGGCCCGCACACCACAAGGAGCAAGACCCATGACCATACAACAGGTCATCGCCCTCATCGTCATCAGTACGTTCGCAGTCGGACTGTATGCCTACGCCTATTTCCTAGGCAGAAAAGCAGGCCGAACCCACCACCAACGCGGCTTGCTTTTTGATTTCCTGTCGAGCGATGCCAAGCGCCTCACCATCATGGGGATACCACCACAAGACTTGACCCCGGAGGGAAGCGGGCACGCGACAGCACAGGACTCCATTGAGGCCACTCCCGCTTCGCTCCGCGAAGTCCGTGTTGTCGACGCGCAAAAAACAAAAAGTCTCTGCTGCGAAGCAGCAGGCATTATTCCCCTCATCAGCAGCCCCGCCGAGGCACTGATACCCCACGACAAGCTGCGCGAGGCACCGCCCGCTGATGCAACGCTAATCGCTAAAAATCGCCCGCACGCGCAGCCTGCCGTGGGGTATACGCACCCATCCGCCGCCAGCTGCATTGAGGCTGCGCTGGACGCAACACTGGCCGAGCAGAATGGTACATACGCCACCTGTGGGCAGATGGCACAGGCAATTGAGGCCGCCCTGCAGCGAGCCGGGTTCCTGCCCCCTGCTGATCAGCCCAACCCGAGCATACCGGTGACCAGATCGGACTATGACCTGCTGATCAATACGGCCGAGACGTTGCTTCTGGCCGAAAAGACTTGGAAAGCCCTTCCAGGCACCGAGCCAGGCTGCAAACGGGCCACGCAGCAACAGCAGGACATCCAGGCGCTCGCATTGCGCGTCCACTTCGAGCTGCGCAGAACCCTAGCCATCGGCACAACAGCGGGGAAAGCAGCATGAACCATGCTCAACGCATCACCTTCACCGAGGCCTCGCTGAGCTACGCCCTGTCGGCTGTACGTGGCCTTCACGACCTGAGCACCGAGCTTATCGCTGCCGACATGTTCAGGCAGATAACGACACTGGTCGGAAACACAGCCATGCCCACAACAGTCTGGTGCGGACAGTCCGGACTTTACGAGAACAGGCTTGATGCTGCCGTCAACGGCGAACAACAAGTTGCCCCTGCCGTGGTCGTATCAGCCCCTCATTACGAACTCGCCACCGCCATCGGTGCAGAGCACGCAATGG